GCCGGTCTGCGCGGCGACGCCGGCACCGACGTTGCGCAGGGCGCGGCGGGTCCAGCCTTGGGTCGGGGCGTCGGCGTCGGGGAACAGCGTCACCACGCGCACGTCGCCTTCAAAGTCGTTGTTCAGGTCCCCCGTGGTCGAGCGGATGATCAGGTCCGAAAACCAAGGGGTCATCTGCTGACCGGCAGGCTTGCCGCACGAAATGGCGATCTGTTCCACGGACGTAACCGGGGTGTTCGTTTCGTCCTTCCAGGTGACGCCCGTGATGTTCATAACGGTCACGCCGTCAACGTCCAGGCGGAAGGCACCGCCGTCAATGTCCCATTTCATCTCCAGCGCGTGCCAGGTACGGGCGCGGATCACGGGAGCTTGGGTGACGCCGACCGGGTTGCCCAGCGGGCTTTCCAGGACCAGGACGCCGTCGGGGCGAAGCAGGATGCCGGCGATGGAGCTGTTTGCCCCCGTGCGCGGCTTCGTGATGTAGTAGCTGGCACCGGCCGGCAGGTTGTCAACCGAGAACCCCATAGACTGGATGATCGCCGGGAATGAGCCGCCGAGGACGCGGCGCGTGGCGTTGTTGCCGCCGTCATCTTGGGTGCCGCAGCGGAGCGCGACGCCGCCCGTGCGGGCTCCCCAATCGGGGACACCAGCGACGCCGGTTGAGATCGCCCAGGCCCCGTCCTGCATGTTCGGGGAGGTCGCCGCGCCGAGGCCGTAATGGGCGAAGCCGTCTTGCCAGATCGTGGTCATCCTAGCCCCTGTTCAGCTCGAAGTTGATACCGGATACGCTCCTCGATAGCGTGCGTCGAGATGCGGTTGACACCGAAACTTGTAGTCTGCCCGGAGGCCATGCCGATGTTATAGACCACGCCGTCGTTGCCCACAAGCATCACGCCGTCCTTGACGACAACAGCGGTGCCAGGCACCACGCCGCGCTGGAACACCCGGCCCTCAATGGGCAGGAGGGGCGCGTCACTGTCGCCTGTGGCGTACCAGTTCTCGGTGGACGCCTCGCCCATGATCATGGCCTGGTCGCCGATGGACAGCATGTCCACGATGTTGTCCGGCTGGCTTTCCTTTTCGGCGAAGTTAAGCGGGTCGATGGTCGTTTCGCCGGGGTTGATCCAGTAGAACTTCTGGCTGTTGCCGACCGAGACGAGCACGAAGCTGGACACCTGGGTCAAGGCGCGCACGGTCTGCCCGTCGGGCACCGCGACGCCGTGGAGCACCTGCACCCCGCCGCCGGTCAGCGTGGGGTCGGCGAACGTGATGTCCGAGCCGGTGTGGACGAGCGTTATGACGCTGTTCCCGTCGGCGAATTCGCTTACGGCCGTGATGGTCGCGGACGTGGCCGGCGGGCCGCCGTTGGCGATGCCAGTGACCAGGGGGTTCGGGCCCGGCACGGTCGGGGAAAAGTCCACGCCACGGATGCCGTCGAAGTTCAGCAGGTTGACGAGCGTGGTCAGATTGTCGTCCGCGCCGCCGCTGAGCGCCAGGAAGGGGTGCGCCAGGGTGCCGTCCGCCAGGTTCGACGTGACGTCGGTGGCCCAGCCGTAGAAGGTCGAGCCGATCTGGACGATGTCGCCGGGCGTGGGTGCGCCGGTCAGCGTGCCGGCCGCCTGGGAGCCGCCGTCGTAGTATTGCAGCAGCAGGCCGTCGGCGATGAACAGATGCTGATAGCCGATGCCCTTGACGTAGGCGTGGGTCGGGTTGCCGGCCCCGTTGATCAAGCCTTCGATATGAGTCTTTGTGGCGTCCGACTGGACACGGTAGAGGTTCGGGCCGCTGACTGAGAACAGGTCGCCGTTGAACAGGCCGGGCGTGTCGAAGTTAGCGCGGTTGCCGGTGACGGGGCCAGGGGCCGAGGTCAGGTAGGCGAGCTGCTGCGAGCCGCACCGCGTGAGCAGGGTGGCTTGCTCCCGAAGGTTCGAGGGCGCGGCTTCCAGGAATCGGTTCTCCAGCCTGATCTCAGGCGCGCCGGCATACTGGCGCTTGTAGGCGAAGTGACCTAGCGGGATCGAGACCATTTAGCACCACCAGCGACCGTTCGAGAAAGACTGATCCGTCTTCGGGATTTGCTCCGAGCCGTAGGTCGTGACCTGTTTCTGGCGGTAACGCGCCTTGAGGCGCTGCAAAGCCATGTCGGCCGTCTTGACGGTCAGGGTGGAGGGCGTCTTGCTGTAGCGCGGCGCTTGGCGCAGCGACAACGCGCAAATGAAGAAGTCGTTGAACATGCGCGGGAACGGCATCTCGTCCGTCGCGGCGATGTCGGTGATGCGCTGCCAGGACGCCAGATCAGCGCGATACATCCACTCCATGGGCTCCGTGACCGGGCCGGTGATGGTGAGCGCGGCTGCGCCGTCGATGAATTTGCCGTTGCCGTCCAGGGTGATCGCCGAGCCGTCTAGGCCGCCGTCGCCAGCGCCAGAGGCACCGATCAGCGCCATGCGCGAGCCGTCGTCCGGGGCGTCGGGGAAATAGACCTTGATCGTGGTGTTACCCCAGACGATCCGGCTGTTCGTGGGCGGGATCGGCCAGACGTTGACCAGGGGTTGGCCCTGAACCCAGCCGTCGCCGCCGACGGGGTCTTGCGGGAAGCTGGAGGGGCGCGGTGCGGTGCGTTGGGGCGCGGCGGCCAGCCAGTCCACATAGTTCTCGCCCAGCTCATAGCCGAAAATGGACGAGATGAAGTTGTTCAGCAGAACAAGAGCCTCTGCCAGTTCGTCGTCCGAGGGGTTCTTCCCAACCGGAATCAGGTTGTTTTCGCGGAAGCCCTGGATGATAACGGCAGAGGCTGGGTTCGACATGGTGTCTTACTCGCTCGGGAACAAAGCCAGCAGGGCGACGGCGTCGGCACCTTCGGGCGCGGTTACAGGGGTCGGCAGGGCCGCGAGGGCTTCCTTGAGGCTGGCGACCAGCAGGTCATACAGCGCCTTGGTTCCCGCGTTGCCCGCAAACGGGACATTGCCGGCCTTGAGGTAGTCCGTGACCTGCGCGCGGGTCAGCGGCAGAGCGTCGGGCGCGGCGGTGTTCTTAGCGACGGTTTTGCCCTCGGCCATTTCCTCCGGGGTCGGGTAGCGGTCGATCCAACCTTCCGGCACGTCGCCGGCATCTTGGAACACACGGGTCTCGCCCGTGGCCGGGTCCCAGCGTTGGCCGGGGAACTTGATAGAGGCGTCGCCAGCCGGGGGCGTGACATGACGGATGATATTAGCTTCTCCCATGACGGGTCTCCTGTTTAGCTAAAAGGCCGTGCGCCATTGAGACACACGGCCCGGTTTTAGTCAAGCTCTGGAGCCTCTTAGGTGCCGCAGATGCGGGTGCCCAGGAAGCCGTCCATGACATCGCCGCCGTAGATCATATCCCAGCGGTGGATATGAGCGCCGGTCGTGATGTCGGACCCACGCCAGTAGCGGATCGAGATGCCGGTGTCCGGGTCAGTCGCGAACGACGCGATGCCGGTGAAGGGCATTTGCAGCCGGGCCGAGACCAGGCTGATGGCGCGCTTGTGGAACGCCGACTTGATCCGAACGGTCGTGGAGGCCGCGCCCACATACTGGATATGCGCGCTGTCCGCCGGGATGCTGTCAACGGTGCCGAAGGCGCTGTTGGCGTTGGCGTTGGCCGTGGCGTCGTTCGTGCCCTGAACGATGATCGCCGGGGTGATCGTGAGGGTGATGGCACCGCCCGCAGCCGACACAGCGTCCGTGAGGACGGTGTATTGTTGCAGGTAGTCCAGCTTTTGCTGGTTGCGCCAGTCCCAGGCGAACACGTTGGCGATGGTGAAGACTTCGCCGGCCTTGACGGTCAGAGCGTTGCCGCCGCCTTTGAGCAGGATCGTTTGGGTCATGCCCTTAACGCCGGCCGAGCCCTTGACGTCGCGATAGTTGACGTTCTGAGCGCCGCCGTCGATCTGAGCGCCCGTGGTCGCGCCGTCGCCTTGAACCCGCGTGCCCGTGGTCAGGCTCGGGGTTTGCTGCGTGGCATACCAGTCCACTTCCGAGATGATCGGGATGCGGACCTTTTGGAGCGCCGTGGCGTTCTCGGAAGGCAAGAACTGCGTGAGCATGGTGCCACGGATTTGCTCGCCGTCGCGGAAGGTCACGACGCCGGACAGGTCCGCGTTGGGCACGCCCTGTTCCATCAGGCGCGTGTGAGCGCCCATGGCTTGGGACGGGCTGGAAATGCTCTTGGTCGGGTCGATGGCGTTGGCCGAACCCGTGCCCGGAGCAGCGCCGGCCACCCACGAGGGGAACTTGAGGGTCTGCGAGGCGATGAACTTATCCACGGAGTGGGCCAGCGTCGAGGCCGCCGACTTCATGGTTTCGTTGCGCATCAGCTCGTTGAAGCTCTGGACGTATTCCAGATCGCCCACGGAAATGTGGACGTTCTTGTATTGGTCCACGGTGACGGGCGCGGTGCCGACGACCAGGTCTTGCGCTTGCAGGGTCGCGCCGTCTTTGGCGAGGAACCGGGGCGGGCGCTTGACGTTGATGGTCAGGCCGTTTTCGTCGGTGACTTGGTCCTTGAACTGGCCATCGACCAGGCGACCGTAAACGAGCTGGTTCTTGAGCAGCAGGAGCATGACATTGGCATACTCCTGCGCATTGAGAAACTGGTTAGACATGAGCCTAAGTCCTTTGGGTTAGCCCTGGGACATAGCCTCCCGCTCAAAAGCGGCGAAGTCTGCCCCAGCAGCGTGTGAAGCTTCGGGAGCCCCTGAGCCGCGAGTGCGGGTGATGGGGGCAGGTGCAGCGCTGACCTTGGCCTTAACTTTGGTTGCGTCCTCAGACGCGCCCTTCGTCTTGCCATCGCCGGTCTCGGCGTCGAGCGCAGCCTCTTGTCGGCCGAGCCAGGCGACTTGCTTTGAAGGAGACAAAGCCGCGATCTCCGTTGCTTCCTTTACGTCGGAAGCGAGACGATAGGCGATTGCGTGTCCGTGGTCAGACTCGATCAATGCTGCCCCAAGAGCGGCGGACAAAGGCCAGGCCCCGTCCCGTGCCCCTTGGATCACGGTCTCGTAGAAGTCGTCGTATTTGTCGTTGCCCGCTTCCGCAAAGGCTTCGATTTGTGCCGCCGCTTCCTGTTCAGCCGCCGTCCGAGTGTCGGTGGCCGTCTTCTCTGCCTGTTTCGCGCGATCAGCGGCCAATTCGGCGCGCGTCTCGAACCGGGCCAGCGCCCGAATGTAGCCTTGATCCAGTTCCCCGTAGGTGAAGTCCTTGGGGTCTGGAGCGGCTTCACCATTGACAGTAGCCGCAGGTGTGGTTCCTGTCAACGGGGGTTTTTCACCTTTTTCCAAGGCGGCCAGACGTGCCTCCAGGTCCGCGCTGCGCTGTTCAGCGGCGGTCGCCCGGACCTCGGCGGCGTTCTTGCCACGGATGGCCTGGTTGATGCGTTGCTGCACCGAGCGCTTGGGCGTGTCGCCGGCCGGCTTGATCTTGGCGTCGCGGGCGTCCTGGAGCGCCTTGGCGGTCTCCTCATCCGTCAACTCGGAGCCCTTCTTGGCCTCCGCTGCCGTGATGATCTTGTCGGCCTCGTCATCGGTTAGCGCCGTGATCACGGGCACCTTGTCGCCGGCCGTCTTGCCGGTGGCGGCGTCTTCATTCGCGGTCGTGTTCTTGCCCTGGACCGGGTTCAAGTCCTCGGTCTTGGGGTCGATGGTCACGCTATCTTGCGACGTGAAGCCGCTGAACTTGGCCATCTCTTCGGCCACGGTGGGCGCGGGGGCTTGAACTGCATCTCCGGTAGGCATGTGTCTCTCCTGGGTTAATGACCGTCGGCGGCGCGGACGGCGTCTAGTGAGCCACGCAGTTCGCGGTCAGCGGATTGCGAGGCGGCGTTCGTCTGTTCGACCTGTAGCTTTTGCGGCGCGAGCTGGCTGGTGACGGCGTAGTTTTCGGCGCGAGCGTTGTTCATGGAGGTCTGCGACTGCGTGTTCAGGTACGCGGCGATAGCCTGGTGCAGCGCCAGTTGGGTCTGGGTGGCGCTTTCCTGGGACTTCTGCTGCTGCATCTGCTGCATCTCGGGCGTCATGTCGTCCGGCGAGACCATGCCAGGCGGCAGGGTCATGCGGATGCGGCGCGCGATCTCCTCGTGCCCTGGCCAGTCCATCGCCTCGGCGACCAGGTCCATGGTGTAGGCGGCCACGGACGGCGCGGCGTTCACGAACGTCATAATGCTGTCAGCAGATTCGATCCGGCGGGTCGCTGTGGTCGGCGCGGTCGCGGCCGTGACGCTGTAGAGGCCGATGCTGAGATCGGGGCTGTCCGGGTCGTTGGGCGTGTTGATCTGGGCCAGCGCCTGGACGCCATCCTTGCCGAGGATTTTGACGGTGCGCGGCGTGTCGTAGGTCGTGGAAATGAGCTGGTTCACGACGATAGCGCTTTCCTCAATCGCGGCCTCCAGGTTGTCCTGATAGATGACCGTGCCGGTGTCCGAGACGCGCTGGCGGGCCACGATGGCCGCGCCGGAGACCTCGTTAGACGGCATCCCGAGGTTCGCCTCGTGGATGTTCGAGACGTCCTTCATGTCCTGGCTGGACATTTCCGCCTGGCTGGACAGAGCGTTCTCGATCTGAGCCGGCGGGATGCGCTCGGGCTTGGAGCCTGATTCGCTGTTCCAGATCAGCAGCGGGTCGTCGGAAAGGTGGCTGTTGCGCCATTCTTGCTCGCGGCCAGCCACGGCCACGTCCGACGCGGCCCAGACGCCACGCGGGGTCTGCATGAGCTTTTCCGCATAGACCGAACGCCAGAAGTTGTGCAGGCGCTGCGGGTCCTTGAGGAAGCGGACGAGGCCCCAGCGGTGCTTCCACTCGCTGATGTTAATTTCCCAGCCCGGCACCCGGAAGACGGGCACGCGGCTGATCGGAAGCTCATAGGGGCCTTCCAGGATGTCGGTTCCGCTGCAAAGGTACATTTGCGCGTACTTTTTGTCCACCTGGCGGATAACGGGCGAGCCGTCTTTGCGCTGGGTGATCTGGCCCAGGAGGTTGTCCGGGTCGCTGTCGGCGGTGATGTCGGTGATGTCCTTGACCGAGCCGTCGTTCAGGAGCGCGATGGTGCGGCGCTTGGTCAGCATCCGCCAGTAGGAGACCACGCGGACGTCGTCAACGCTGATCCAGCCGTTCAGCCGCAGGTCGCCGCGCATGACGCTGTCAACGACGATGTCAGCGGCGGTCGCCCAGGGCCAGCGCTTCTTGAAGGCCCCCATTTTCATGGTGTCCACGACGAAACAGTGGTCGGCGTCCTTGCCGGTGCCGTCCTGCATCATGCGATCCCAGATCACGGCCATGTGGTCGTTGATCGCGGAGTATTTGATGACCTGGTCGAAGACTTCCTCGCTGGCGTAGTCCAGCTCCACTTGGAAGTTGCCGACGCCGCACATAACAGAGCCCTCGTAGGCCTTGTCGAAGGCGTTCTGGCCCTTGGACAGCTTAATAATCGAGCGGATTAGACCTTCGCGAATACTTGCGACGGCCTGCGTGCCGCCGTTGTCCGGGAGCACCTTCACGGTCGTCTCGTTCATGCGCCGCGCGCCGATGACTTGGGCGATGAAGGCCGGCAGGCGGTTGACAGTCAGGGTTGGCTTGCGGGCCGCCTCGCGGCGCAGGCGCACGGCGTCGTTCCACTGGTTGCCGGCCACAAACTGGAGGTCTTCATAGGCCCCGTCGCGGTTCAGCCGGTCGTATTCGATGTCGTTATAAAATTCCTTCCGCATGTGCGCCAGGAACGCATAGACGGAATCAAAGCCGGTCGGCACTGCGGTCTTGGGCCGGTTATCGGGGCCCTTGGTCGTGCGCGTGTTGCGGATGTTGGTCGAACCTGTGGTTTGTACCTTCGCCATGTCAACCCATCCAACCCCCACCGCCATTGATAGGTGGCGGAACGTAGCCCGGTGCCGGTGCCGGTGTCAAGTTCTGGTGTGCGTCGGGGTCGCCGTAGTTGACATTTGTGTCATCCGAGGCCTGGAAACGGTCGAAATGCTCGTTGGATGCGAAGGTCAGGGCCACCGAGTCGGCCAGGTCGGGCGAGCGCACCTTCCGGGCCTTCATGTCCACTTTGCTCTCCAGCAGGAAGTCGTTATTGACCTGCGGCTTGAGGCGCGGCGCGCTCATGTCGGTTTGCAGGGAGTCGTCGTCGGGCAGGTCCGCGCCGGCCGGGTCCACCAGCCAGTCGTTCATCCGCTGCCACATTTCCGCGCGGCGGTTCTTAGGGCCGGCGACCTTCGGGCGGGCGACCTTGGCCTGTGAGGTCTCGCCGAAGTTCACCGACCGCACGACCTTGGCGTATTTGGGGCCGTAGGCCTTAACGAGCGTGATGATCGCGGCCCCGATGTTGCCGGCGTCGATGTTGACGCGGGCCGGGTTCAGCTCGTCAATGAGCGTCTTGATCCACAGCGCGCCTTCCAGCACGTTGATCTTGTTGCGATACTTGACCCAGGAGACCTTCATGCCGCGCCTGGCGGCCACGGAGAACCGATCCCCGCCGTTCGAGGCCGGGTCCACGCCCAGGATCAGGGGGCCGTAGGCGTCGCGGCGGCGCTTCCGGGCGCGCATGACGTCGATGGATCGGATGAAGGGCTCGTGGCCGACGGGAGCTGTCCAGGCCTCGGCAGGCGTTGCCGGATATTCGCGCTGAAACAGCAGCGGGTCGCGCAGCTCGTGGATTTTGTTGCGCCGCCAGCACATTTGACCAAGGTTCAGCCCAAACATCGACGCATACTCGACCTCGGACAGCTCGCCGTCGTCGGCGTCGTTAGACAGCTCGAAGTCCGACGGCGGCGGGCGGCTGTACTCCGGTGCCAGCCACCAGGGCAGGAACACGGCGATGTAATCGCCCCGGCCGGCCTCGGCGTCGAGGTAGCGCTCATAGAACTCGCCGCCAGCGCCTGCCGACGTGCTCTCCAGGATGATCTCGGTGTCATCCTCCAGCGGGACGCCCTGCACGGACGCGGCGAAGTGGTCCGGGGCGTTGGCCCAGAAGGCGACCTCGGACCCGTGGAGGAGCGACGTGGCCTTGCCCCGGCCGCCGGCCTTCGTGCCTGCCGTTGCCACGGCGTAGGAGCTGTCCAGCTTGTCGAACACCAGCTCCTTGGCGTTGGACGTGCCGACGTGCGGTGCCAGGGGGTTGTTGCGCTGGTAGCGGTCCACCATGCCGAAGAGGGTATCGGATGCGCTCTGCTCGTGGCTCAAAATATAGACGTTCCGGCCCTTGCGGAGCGACGCCTTGTGGTAGAACCGGGCCCCGGTGTAGGTGCTGATGCCCTGTTGCCGGCCCTTGAGCACCAGGACGCGGACGAACCCGTGCTCGGCCTTCTGGGCCTCCAGCCGGGCGTGTAGGGCGAGCTGGGAGGCGTTCATTATAAACGGCTCGACCTTACCGGCCTTGGTCCGCACCTTGAGGCACTTTTCCCCGAAGCGCGCGAGGTCGTCGCGGACGGCTTTCAGGGTGGCGAGACGGTCATCGGGTGTCAGCACGGGAGGCTCCTAGCGCCAGGCCGCTCACAATGAGCACACGGGATGGGCCGTGTAAAGCCTGGCGCGGTCGGGGAGACAGCCGACACCCTGAATCTAGCGCCGGCCGGGTTAACGTCAAGTGACATCATCGTCACTCCGGGGCACCGGCTCGAAGTGGCCTTCCTCGACCTCTTCCAGGTCGATGGTGTTGGCCTCGGCCTTGCGGTCTTCCTCGTCCAGGCGGTCCAGCAGGTCTTCGACGCCGCCGCCCAGGGTGTGTTCGTTGCTGCTGACACGAGGCAGGCCTTTGCCCCAGAGCTTCATAAACTGCCAGTAGGCGTCGGGAGAGCGTTCGACCTCGTGGGCCAGCCGCTCGACGCCGCCGACCATTTCAAACACGGTGTCCATGATCTCGTTCCGCCGCCGAGACGACATGTGCGAGATTATCTGGCCGGACGGGAGGACAATCGGGAGACGGGACATGGCGGCAGGCTACTCTGGCGCTACCGCTGGTGTCAACGGCGGCGCGGCTCCGGCTTGAGGCGCTGATCGGGCGTGATGGGCTGCGGCTTACCGCGTTTCAGGTCGCCGAAGAACGAGCCCTCGCCGTTATAGCCTTGCTGCGGCTTGCTGTTCGGGCCGCCCGAGGAGCCGGAGTTGGCCGGCATGGACGTGGGAGGGGCGGACTGATCGCCGCCGAAGGAGTTTCCGAAGCCCATTAGAACAGCCCCACCAGGTTCGTCGCGGTGGTCAGGGTCGCATGGACCGCCGACATGGCGATGGGCAGGATGGTGCCGACGGGCGGCGCGGTGATGGTGGCCACGTTGCCGTGGGCGTCCTCGAAAGTGACGTTCCCGGCCCCGCCCACGTACAGGGCTGACAGGCGCGGCGAAAAGTGGGCCGTATCGGAGGGCGTGACGGGCACCGCGCCGTTATATCGAGCACCTTGCGACATATCACGTCCTCCGGATAGGGGTTACAGACTGGTCTTAGGCGACCGGCGGGGTGGCCGGGGCGACCTTGGCGGCCTCGACCTTGGCGATGTCGGCGGCGACGTCCGCGCGGATCGGCTGGGTGGTCGGGTTGGCCGCATTGGCGAGATCGGAGACCTTGGCGGTCACTTCGGTCTCGATATGGGCCTGCTCCTTCTTGGAGCTGAACACGAACCACAGGACACCGATAACGATGACGACTGCGGCGACGATGCCTACGATGGCGAGAGGGCTCATGGTGCTGCTCCGGGGACTGGCTGTTCTTGCTGTCCCCAAACTGGCCGATCTGGGGGCCCGTGTCAAGCCCCATGCAGGTCACGGTTTGCGCCAGGATTCCCGGTTCACTCTGCCGATGTAGCTGCCGGTTTCTTGGCCAGGCGCTCGAACGCGGCGATCTCGGCTTTCAGGGCCAAAACGTTCCGGGTGTAGCCGGGCTTGCCGTCGCGGCTGGACAGCATGGCCTTGAGGCGGGCCAGGCGCTGCGTTTCATCGGGGGTCAGGGCCATGTCGTTGCTCCGTTGCGGCGGCCCCGAGACTGCGGCCGTGCGGGCTGGGCATCCTCGGGGCCTTCACCCCTCCTCGGGACTAGCCTGTGTGACGCCCCGGCGAGGAGGCGTGGCAACTTTGTGGACCTGGGCGCTTCTGGTGTCAAGTGGGCGGGGTTTTTGAGTATTCGGGGTTGCTATATAACTTCGTTGCTAAGTATAGTAGAGCCCAACTAAAATTGGCATATAGTATTTAAACGCCCCTTAGAGCCTCGCCGAGCCAGTTTTATCGAACATACCCCCGCCCCCTAACCTAGCAACTTAATTACCACTTCCACCCTAGGCCTAGTTACTTGGTTGCTACGTTTCTTTGCTTGCCAAGCCAGCTTGATTATAAGGTCACGTCACAACTCTGTCAATAATTACTTTGCAATTCAATCGCGCGGCATCATCGACGGTGCGGGGCGGCGTGGTTAACGACGTTGCTATGATATGTGGCGACGTGGTGGCGCGACACACGGGCCGTGCGCAGCAACGGCGGGGCGTGCTACACTATGTGTTGCGCAATAAACGCCGTTGCTCGGTTGCTTGGCCGGCGCTGGGCAGGAGGGGCCAGCCGGCAGGGCGGGAGTGCTATAATAAGGGTTATATAGCTACTTTGCTGTTTTCTCTTCTGACGAGACGAACAATGGTAAATAGTAGATAGTATGCTATTATATACCATTGTTAATCTCATAAGAAGAGCAACGGCGTTTTCCGCATTATGGGCGATATCATAGCAACCCGGCTTTAAGGCCGCACGACGCAACGCGGTTAGCCCAATTAACCAAGCTTTTCAAGCGGTTGAAGCCTGCTAGATGACCGATCAACGGCAAGGCCTATTAGACGGCGCTGGAGCGGTTCCGTGCTATACAAAGCATTATGTAGCGTTGAGCAAGAGTTGCGCGGTTTGCTGTTTTGCGTCCACTATTCAAAAACACGCCCGCTTCGAGCCCTTGCGCTTTCTCTGTACTATATGCATTTTAGGCATTGTGTAGCACTCCAGGCCATGCCATAAAGTGAGCGGGCCGCCGCTTTGGCGCTCCAGCAAGCGGCCTAGAAAGCCGCACTTAGGAGACCTACCATGACCGAACTAATGCAAGCGTCCAACCAATGGGCCACCCGTCCGGCGGACGAGCGGTTCACGTCGCTGCACGAAATGGGCGCGATGTTGACAGCGCAACGCAACAACAGCCGGCAGATTGTCACGAGCAACCGCCGCTTTTCACTCGCGCCGTTCGCCGCTAACGCGGATGGCTCGGCCGGCGAAGAGTCCACTAAGGCCTTGTCGCTCGTGTCTAAGGACGGCCACCACTTCGCCCCGACCAATTGGGCTTTCGGCCAGCTCGCCCAGCTCGCGGAAGCGCCGGCCGGTTATCTGCGCACCTTGCCGTCGCACGTCGCGGCCGATTGCTTGAACTATGGCCTACAGCACAAGCGCGACATTGAGGACGTTGGCTTGCTCCTGTACCGCAACGGAACGTCGCAAGTGAAGGCCGCGACTGGCCCGAAATATGGGCGCATCTGGAATAAGGACATTGTCGATTCGCTCGTGTCGAAATTCGGCGACGGCGTGACCGGCGACTGGCGCGTTCCCGGTGAATTCGGCAAGGCGGTGGAAGTGACCAAGGCGAACACCACGCTTTACGCTGGCGACCGCGATATGTTCGTTTTCCTGGCGGACGAGGTCAACCGCGTTGAGGTCCGCAACCGTCGCCACGGGGAAAGCGGCTCGCTGGCGCGCGGCTTTTTCGTCTGGAATAGCGAAGTCGGGTCAAAGACCTTTGGCCTTGGAACGTTCCTGTTTGACTACGCTTGCAGCAACCGCATTGTTTGGGGTGCTGAGAACTTCCAGCAGGTCACTATCCGCCACTCGGCCGGCGCGCCCGACCGTTGGCTGGAGGAGATCACTCCGGCGCTTAAGGCCTATGCCAACAGCTCCGGCGAAGGCGTGCGCCAGCTTGTCGCCGATGCGCAAGCCAAGCGCGTTGATAACCTGGACGACTTCCTTGCAACCCGGTTCGGCAAGCGGCGCGTGGACAGCCTGAAAGCGGTGCATATGCTGGAGGAGGAACGCCCGATAGAAACCCTTTGGGACGTGACAACGGCCGTAACCGCCTTGGCTAAGTCGCTCACGTTCCAGGATGACCGAGTCGAGCTGGAGCGGCAAGGCGGCGCGGTGCTGCAACTCGCAGCGGCATAAGATCAGCTCTTTTAGGTTGGCGGGGTTGAGGTCCCGCCAACCGATAAAGCGCCGATTTTGCTTGCACATAGCTACTATATCGAGATATGTTAGACATTCTGCCAACCTAGTTTAGGAGACTAGCCAATGTCCACGATCAGCTACAACGCCAAAGCGCAACGCCGTAACGAGATGCGCGCCACCTTGACCACGGCTCGCGCCGCCATCGGAGCCGAGCAACGGCAAACCGTCGCGGAACTGCTGGCCTTTGGCGGTTTCATCTTCAAGGGGTGCGGCCTGATCATGCTCTTGACCGTCGCCGCGCTCGTGTTCACCGGAGCCGGCGCGTGACCAGCTTCCACAATCTCGCCAGCTCGTGGGCTTTGTCGCCCGCTGATCGTAAGGCCTACCTGGAGGCCATGGCCAAGGATGCGCGCCGCAAGGCCGGCCGCCAAGCTGTCCGCGACGCCAAGCAACTTGCGAAGGAGTTAGACCAGTGATTAAGATTTACACGTCCGCCCGCGTCGATATGGGCACTGCGGCCTACTATGCCGCGCGCACTGCGGCCGAGCGAGTGGCGCAAGACGAGCGCGCCGCCGGCAGGTCCGCCAACGTCCGTTGGGACGATGAGTATAACGACAACTCGGCGCGCGGCGTTTTCGTCGTGACGGGGAGGGCTTAGCCATGACCCGCCGCAAGTTCCCGGTTCGCCTGACAGCGACCTATAGCGACCTAATGCGCTCCCTGCGGACGGATTGGGGAAGCGATCACTACGGCAACGCTATGGGCGCGCTCTTTCCCGTGTGTGAGGAGCTTTATTGCCGGCTCTATGTCGAGGAGACGCTTAAGGACCCTCTAGACGACGCTGTCCAAGCGTTCCTGGAGGTCAACCGCTTCCGGCCTTCGCCTATGTCGCTGGCGGACTTCCGGCGCTACCTGGACCGCGAGGCGGACCTGTACGGGGGTCAGGATGGCGGGAACTTTTGGGCCCAAGAGGTCCGCGCCGCCAAGTCCGCCGACCTGCTGAAATTCGGCCGCCTGCTGTCCCGCGTTGTGGACATTCTCAAAGCCATGCACGAGGACTACTAGCCATGCCTGGAGGCTTTCAACACCGGCCGTTAACGCCTATGAGTCCTGCCGAGATCGCCGCGCAAGAGGCCATCGTGTCGCAAATGTGCGACATTCTGGACCTCCTGGAGCCGTGGGAACTGGAGGAGCGGCAGGCGTATTATTGGCCAAGGGAAGGAGACCCCGACAATGAGTGAATTTAGAGAGGCCCCCGATACGGCCGCAACCGCGCCGGACCCGGACGCCATGCCTAAATGGCTGGCGGATAGGCTGGCCGAGAACAAAGCCCTTAAGCGGGTGTTTATCGTCAAAGGCGTTTGCCGCATCCGGCAGGCGGCCGTTACGATCAAGGCGGACGGCAAGATGGCGTGGGCGATCCTGCCAAGTGGACAGCGGTTCCTGCTGGGCGCAACGGCGTTTTTCACGCTGGCGAGCGCCGAGCGGTGCAAGCTGGCGCACCTAACCAAGCTCGCTCAGACGCGCGGGCCAGCGTGGTCTAATTGGGGCGCGGCAGGCGAGACAGCGCGCCAGCAACTGGCCGAGTATGCAGCAACGGGGCGGGTGCACTAAATGTGGCTCTGGCCCCTCCTCCCCTTCTGGACCTATACGCCTTGGGGCTATGCCGCAGCGATCCTATGGAACGTTTGCGAGCTGGCCCGGCTGCGGGTTCCCTTCGCCCACGTCGTCTTTGGCCTAATCATTGGCCGGAAAGGCAAACGCCATGAACCCTGAAACCCTGGAACTTGTCCGCCTAGCCGTGGCGCGGCTGGCCCTAGAGGTCCGCTCGCACGCGGATGCGATCAGCCTACAGACGGGCGACCGACGCGACGACATAGACCGAGTCATTCGGCTAGAGCTGGCCCCTCCGAAGGAGCTCCGCGCCGCCGATCCTGATAAAGACCAGCGCGCGGCAACTTGGCTATGCCGGTTCCGCATCTATAGCGACCGTGACAGCTTCGCCGAGCCGGAGGCGGACAGCGACGACGACCTAGCGCCTGACCTGCCGGGAACGGTCAAGATAAAGGGCTTGCGCCAGGTGGCGGACTATGCCGCTGAGACGGCCGGGCTATACCATGGCGGGCCGCTCCAAGGCCTGGACGTGGACACCCTGGAGATGAAAACGCGCGGCATACGGCCGACGCTGAGCCGGCGCGGCGGCAACGCCGTCTGGCGACTGTACTACAACACGGCGCAAACCTTCCGGCCGGCCGAGCCTACCCGCTTCGCCTATATGGTGCGAATCGACCTGGAGCAAATAGAGGCCGGCTCCGGCAACTTCAAGCGCGAGAGTGAGCCGCGCGGCGGATGGCACCCCGTGGCCGCCGACCGTGAGCCCATAGTGCCTTTCGGCCGGCGCGGCTTACTAGAGGGGAACAAAGGGTGAGACGCTATCTGGAGAGCGACTTCAACGTCGCTGGCGACCTGCAACGCCTCTGCGAGAACGCGGGCCTAGCCGTGGTCAAGACCGAGAACACGTCTAGTAATCTGGGGGTGACGCCTTACACCTGCCTTGCCGCGCTGATGCGGGAAGCTTTGCAATCGAAAGGAAATGAATCGTGACCCGGTTCGACAAGGACCCCTACGTCTGGTTCGACCCGTTCGAGCTGTTTGACGACTTCCAATATGCGCTGGAGGTCGAGGAGCGGCTGCACCGGGAGGCCATGGGCCGAATGGCCGAAGCCCACCACATAGCCGGCCAGCGGTTCAACGCCCAAATGCAGCAGCTCCAGAACACCTTGGCCAGGGCCGCGACCCTGTCGGCCGGCTTGGCCCCGCCGCCTTCCTGGCCTGGGGCGGACACGAAGGCTTGACACCACGCCCGCCGGCCCTCTAGGTTGGCCGCCAGTAACCGGCGGGCGAGACACCCTCACATGACATCAGAACCTACCCTTTGGAGTGAAGCCGGCCTGCGCCAGCTTGCGTCCTGGGGCGGGATGACAGAGGAGGACGCGGAAGCCTGCGGACTGTTCGAGGTCGCCGACGCTTCCACGATCTACCCGGACCTCCGGGCCGAGGCCGCCATAGTTATTCCCTACTTCCAGCCGAATGGCGAGCCCATGACCTTCTGGCGCGATGGCGAGGAGCATCCGTTCTGCCGCGTTCGCTACCTGGAGCCGGAAGTCAAGCGAATGTTTTCCGGTATCAAGACTGCCCCGAAATACGGGCAACCCGGCCGCAGCGGGACGCGGGCCTACTTCTGCCCCCTGATCAACTGGCCTGTTATCGTGGACGACATCCAGGAGCCCCTGATTATCACCGAGGGCGAGGCCAAGGCCATGGTGGCCGCCAAGCACGGGCTGGCCTGCATCGCCCTGGGCGGCGTGTTCAACTTCATGGAAGGCGTGGAAGACCTCCTGCCCGAGCTGGAGCTGATCAAGTGGCGCGGCCGGGACGAGTACACGGCATTTGATTCCGACATCCTGACAAACCCCAACGTCCTAGCGGCCGAGGCGCGGCTGACAGACGAGCTAGTCCGCAAGCGCGGCGCGCGTGGCTACCAGGTCCGACTGCCCCAAGAGGGCGACAAGAAAGAGGCGGTGGACACCTTCCTGGAGACCTACGGCGTTGACGCCTTCACCGCCCTGCTGTCTAGTTCCCCGAGCCTGGGCGCGCTCGACGCCAAGGTGGTGTCACTGAACGCGACGTGCGCGTGGATCGAGCGGGAGGGTATGGTCTATGATCTGGAGGATCGGGCTTTTGTCTCCAAGGATAACTTTGTCTCTGGCTCTCGCTTCTCGACGCTTAAACATATCACGGTGGGGGGTGGACAAAGGAGCGCGCCGAAATCGCTCTCGGTGGCATCGGCATGGCTCACACACCCGCACGCGCAGCGTTATGGCGAAATTCTCTTTCGGCCCGGTCTCGGTGGGGTGGTGGCCGGTGATACAGGCCGGCCCGCTCTCAATATGTGGAACGGATGGCAGGCTGAGCATGGGGTTCCGACGTCCGACAAAAGGATCGCGGCATGGCTAGAGCTGACCGCCTTCCTGTTCCGCAACCTGGAGCCCAAGGACCGCGACCTGGCCTGGAAGCTGATGGCCTACAAGGCGCAAAACCCCATGGACAAGGTCCCGCTGGCCCCGGTGCTGATCGGCGACCAGGGGTGCGGGAAGTCCCTCTGGGCTGAGTGCCTGGCCGCCGCCTTCAACCCCTACGCGGTCAGCATCGACTCAAAGGAATTCGACGCGGAATTCCAAGGCTGGATGGAAAAGTCCGTCCTAGCCGTGATCAACGAAGCGAAGGCGCATCACCTGACCGTCTACGGGGAAGCGCTCAAGGCGCTGATCTCAGACGCCACCCGCAACATGAACGAAAAGTTCCGGCCGAAGCGCCAGATTCAGTCCTATACCCTCTACATCCTGACCGCCAACGACCGCGCCGTGGGCTCCTTCGCCCTGGACGACCGCCGCATGATCGTGGTGGAGTGCCCCCGCAAGATGACCACGCCCGAGGGCTTGGCGCTCTACACCTACCTGGGCAAGCGCAACGGCACCTGGCACAAGGAGGGTGGGCCGGCGGCGCTCATGGGCTGGCTGCTGGACTACGACCTGGAGGGCTGGCGACCGCCGCCCGAGGCACCGATGACCGCCGAGAAACACAACGCCTACCGGGAGAGCCTGTCCGCTGTCCAGGAGCTGGCCGAGGATATGAAGGTCGCCGACGGCCACTCTATCGAAATGTGGGTTGACGTGGCAATCGGGTGGGCGCGCGAGGCCGAGCTGTCCAGCAACGGGCAACTGGCGGCCGTGGCGCGTGCGACGCTGGAGGGTGTCAAGCATCTCCAGATTCGGCCCTGGTATGAGCCCCGCGAGCTGACCCTCCTGTTTCCGCACCTGGTGTCTAGTGTCATGGGCTCGAAATGGGACAATGCCACCCTGCCGGGCAAAGTGTCGCGGGAACTGCGCAACGCTGGGGTGCGGTTCCTGAAAAACAAAGACGATCCCCGAGGCTTCAAGTTTAATGGCATCATCCGCCAGTATCTAGTTGTGTGCGACTACGAAGAGTGGGAGAGTGGCATCAGTCAAGCCGACTTCGACCGTCACATGGACAGCTTCCCAACCTATGGTCAACGAAGGGGCCGCAAATGATCCGCAACCGTTCCGCTGTCGCATCTTTCGAGGCGCTGCTGATAACTGGCTTGCCGCTGACCGTGAGCGTCACCCGCAACCATGGGGAGACGCCCGGCTCTGGCATCCTAATAGTCAGTGACCCCGCGACTGGCGCGGTCTGGAAAGTCGAGATCACCGAGATCGTGGAGGCTCGCCGTGCGGAGCACTTCCCCCGAGCCTGAGAACGATGACACCGCGCCCGGCTCGCCCGAGGCCGTGGCCGCCGGCTGCACCTGCGCCCAGATTGACAACCAATACGGTCTGGGCTACCGGGGCCAGCCTGGCATGTTTCTTGTACAATGCCGCTGCCCGCTGCACGGTGATACAGAGAACCCCGGACCATGAAACGACAAGAGGCTATCGCCCTGCTGGGCCTGGGCCAGACATTCGACCCGAGCGACGTCCGGGAGGCGTTCGCCGAGGCTGTCATGGCGGATCACCCGGACCACGGCGGAACTGGCACAAAGATTGCCTCTCTTAAGGAGGCGCGTGCGCTGCTGTCGCTAGTCGAATCTGACCCGTTAACCTCAGATTTTCCTTGCGTCCTGTGTAAAGGTAGCGGATACGTTAAAGCGAAGATGGGAAAGCGGGTGTGTAGCACCTGCGAAGGCTCTGGAGAGAGACGTGGTCACTAGAACGAGACAGGCGGCAGTTCCCGAGGCTCCTATGAGCCCCGCTGAGCAAGCGCCGCGCGCAAACCCTAGCCTGCCGGCGGCCGGCGACGCCCTGCCTAAGAGTCTGGGCCTCTGCGCCGATGAACTGCACCGGGTGCGCGAGATCAGGCTGGCGCTCGACAAGCTGGCCGAGGGTGTCAAAGCCCGCGAGACCGAGCTGGGCGAGCACCTGATCAACAGCCTGTCCAAGTCCGACGATACTGGCGTCGCGGGCCTCAAGTTCCGCGCTCAAGTCAAGATGAAAGACGTGCCGAAGGCGGCCGACTGGCCCGCTTTCCATGCCTACATCGCCAAGACGGGCTCTTTCGACCTGCTGCAAAAGCGGCTGAGCGACAAGGCCGTCACCGACCGCCTGGACGACGGCGTCAAGCTGCCGGGCATCGAGATTATGCACGTCCCGTCCGTTTCGATCACAAAGATTTAGGAGCGCCCAATGGCGAACGATCTGGTCACTATCAACGCGAAGTGGGAGCAGCAGGCCGAGGAGGCCGCCGCGTCCGAAGCGCCAATCTCGTCTCAGTTCCTGTCCACTAAGGGCGGGGTGTTGAGCTTCGGGGACGAGGCCATGCCCGGCAACCAAGTGCTGGTCATCGTGGTCGATGCGACCAACGAGAACACCTTCTATCAGGGCAAATACGACCCGAACGATACCGCGCCGCCGGTCTGCTACGCCTTCGGGCGCGGCGTCGATGACGACATGGGCCCGCATGAGACCATGCAGGCGGACCTGAGCTACTTCGAGCCGCAGGCCGAGACCTGCCAGGTCTGCCCGATGAATGAATGGGGAAGCGCCGACACGGGCCGAGGCAAGGCATGTCAGAACCGCCGCCGCCTGGTCCTTCTGCCGGCCGGCTTCTACAGCCCCAAGCGCGGCTCGCGCGACTTCGACCTGGAAGTGTTCGCGGACGAGGCGCACTTCCGCACCGCCGACCTGGCGTCTATCAAACTGCCGGTCACGAGCGTTAAGGAGTGGGCGAAATACGTCCACGACATCGCGACCAACTTCCGCCGCCCGCCGCATGGCGTCATCACCCGGCTCTACCTGGAGAATGACAGCGCCAACCAGTACAAGGTCAAGTTCGAGATGGTCGAGGAGGTCGGCGACGAGATCGCCGAGGCTGTCATGGCCCGCGCCGCCGCCGCCCGCACTGTCCCGTTCCAAGGCTACCAGCCGCCGCGCCCCGAGGACAAGACGCAACAGGGTGCCGGAGGGCTGCGCGGCCTGCGCCGCACCGGCCGGTGAAGTCCGCTCTCTGGACCGGGCTCAAGGTCTGCATTGTAGGCTGCGCCGTGGTCTTTCTCTTAGCCCTCCTGGAGGCTCCGCAATGACGAAACTAGACCGCCTGCTGATCATAGCCATCGCCCTGGGCGTGGCCTTCCTGATCGGCTTCCTGGTGCCGGTGCCGAGGCTCTAAGTGTCTAAGGTCGCCGCCTTCCTAATCGCCGTGGGCCTCTGGGCCTTAATCATCGTGGGCTTCCAAGCCCTGGAGAAACACAATGTCAAGCCAGACTGTTGCCCCCGACCACAGCTCCAAGAGTGGATGTCAGCGCCTTTGCGACATCATCATGGAGGGCTGGGCGCGTCGTGGGGCGAGCGTCCGCGCCTGGCCTGAGCTGAACACGGCCGGCGCGTGGATCGTGAAGTCTGACCTTCTGAATGGGCTCCCCAAATGACTAAGAAAACAGCGCGTCTCCTCAAGGCCGAGCAGGTCTGGATCGACTACAACGCGATTGACGAGAACGGCGTCCACAGCCTGGCCCGTGCGGAATTCGCCAAGGCCAAGATCACGAACGGCACCGCGCCGCTAACCCCCGAGGCCGTGGACATCATGGCCGAGCAGGTCCGCAAGCGGGTGGAGCGCCGGGAGATGATCGAAGCCGACCAGCGCGAGCGGGACGAGCACAACCGCGCCCTGGACGCCAAGCGTCGGGAGGAGGCCGAGGAGCGCCGCCATATCGAGCGGCTGATGGTCCCTGAGATCGCGGCGTCGCCGCTGGTCCGCGCCGACTTTGCCAAGGCCGAGGAGGCCTTCTTAGCCGGCGACAAGTGGACGCCCGAGCAGGCCGCCAAGATCAAGGCGCAACTTCGCCCGGACGACCGCGTGACCTTCACCGGCTCCGGCAACGAAGTCTCGGCGGCCGAGGCGTTCCCGAACGTGTTCAGACAGCCCTCGCCGGCCGACCTGATGGCCGAGAGCATGGACGAGCACCTGGCCAAGTACACCCGATTCGTGGCCATGCCGAGCACGCCTGGCGACGTCCTGGTGAACCTGGAGACCATGTTCAAGATCGCCGAGCTGGTGCGCGCCTTCTATGCCCCGTTCAGCGTGGACAAGGGCCCGACGCTCCTGCGCCTGGTCGGCGACGACATCCCCGCCCCTTCGCTGGTCCTGGACCGGATCAACACCTACCTAACAACCGGAGAGACCGATGACCAAGAGCAAGAGTACAGCCGCCAGTCCGTTTAGCCGCTTCTGGCGGGACAACTTCGCCACCCTGGCCGCCGAGATCGCGGCGTCGCCTCTGGTGTCGCGGCAACACCGCCGCAGCGCCGGCCGGCAACTGGCTAAGCAAATGGTCAAGGCCGTGCCGCCGAAGGTCGCCAGGGGCCGCAAAGCCCTGGGCCCGACCTGGCGGGTCAGCCGGACGGATCGCCGCGCCCGTGCCCGCAAGGTCGCGCGCCAGCTCCACGTCCCCATGGTCAGCCGTCAATTCCATTGGGCCTAGGCGGGTGGCCACGCTAGAGACCTTCTGGGGCTCCGAAGCCGAGCTGGAGAACCGCCAGCGGCTGTTCCTAGCCGTGGCCGCCTACGCTTATGAGTACATGGACACGTCGCTGATGTCGGATGAAGACTTCGACAAAGAGTGCCGCGCCGTTCGATTAGAGCTGGACACGAACTACCCCGAATGGGACAAGTGGTGGCGCGAGCACTTCACACCGGACACCGGTATATGGATACGACATCACCCCGACCCCGCCGGCCTGCGGGCCTACGTTGAAAGGTTCCTGAACGATGGAATTGCCGATTAAGTCCTGCGAGCACGTCGCGATGACCGTGGACATGCAGTCCGGGCGCTTCGCCGAAACGAACGTCCGGTTCCTCCAGGTCCGCATCAAATGCGCCGCCTGTGACAAGCCCATGGAATTCATCAGCGAGCCCGTCGGCCCGACGCTCGACCCCGACCTCTGCGGCATCAGCTTCCCCTACGTCGCCCAAGGCGAGGTCCCCGTGGCTCTCATGGAGCCCATGGCGATCACGCTGGAGGATGCGGATGTCGCCGGGAACGCCTGATGTCATCGCTATCGACTTCGAGACCCTGCCGATCCAACAGCGGCCGGCGTACCCTCCGAAGCCGGTAGGCGTTGCCATTAAGTGGCCTGGGCAACCTGGCCACTACTATGCGTGGGGCCACCCGACCAAGAACAACTGCACATACGAGGAGGGCCTAGCCGCCCTGTCCGAGGCCTGGTTTAGCGGCATCCGGCTCGTGTTCCATAACTGCAAGTTCGACGTGTCCGTGGCCTGCGAAGGCATGGGGTTGCCCGAGCCGCCCTGGGAGCTGATAGACGACACCATGTTCCTGGCCTACCTGGCCGACCCGCACTCGAAGTCCGGCGGGCTCAAGGAGCTGGCGGAAGACCTGCTGGAGTGGGCACCGGACGAGCGCGACGTGGTCCGCGACTGGATCATAGCCCGCAAGGTGATCCTGTTCCAAACCTACGGGGCCAAGTATGGCCTAAAGCAAGCGACGCCCTCCAAGACCGGCGCATGGATCGGCTTTGCCCCCGGCGACATCGTGGGCGAGTACGCGGTGGGCGACGTGGACCGCACCGCTGGGCTCTGGGAGCACCTTTACCCCCTGATCGCCGAGGCTGGCCTCCTGCCCGGCTATGACACTGAGCGCGAGCTTATGCCGATCCTGCTGGCCAATGAGCGGGACGGGATGCTGGCCGACGTGCCGGGGCTACAGCGCGACATCCCGATCTACGCCGCCGCGTTCGCCAAGGCGGAAGCCTGGCTGCGCCACGAGCTGCGCGCCACGGGGTTGAACTTCGACGCTGACACCGACGTCGCCCAGATTCTGTTCGAGCGCGGCATCGTGCCGGCTGAGAACTGGAAGCGGACCAAGGGGACCAAGACACACCCCAACGGCCAGCTTGCCATGAACAAAGACGACCTGCGGCCCGAGGCGTTCACTGGCCCCAACGGCGCGGCTATCGCGAGCGTCCTGGGCTACCGCAACCGCCTGGCAACGTGCCTCAACATGTTCATGCGGCCGTGGCTGCTGCAAGCCGACCTGAATAACGGCCATATCACCACAAACTGGAATCAGGTGCGCCAGCCCAACGGCGGGACGCGCACCGGCCGGCCGAGCACCGACAAGCACAACTTCCTGAACATCAGCAAGGACTTTGAGGGCCGCACCGATGGCTACGTTCACCCTGTGTTTCTGGACGTGCCGACCCTCCCTCTTTGCCGCAAGTACGTCATGCCGGATCGCGGCGACGTGTTTATCCATCGGGACTTCTCCGGGCAGGAGCTGCGCGTGTTCGCTCACTTCGAGCAAGGCCAGCTCTGGCGGGCGTATGCTGCCGATCCCAAGATTGACCCCCATGCCATAGTCGGGGCCGAGATGACCCGGCTCATGGGCCAGGAGTTTGAGCGAACCAAGGTCAAGGTGCTGAACTTCCAAGCCATCTACGGCGGCGGCGCGCCGGCTGCGCAGAACAAGCTGAACTGTTCGCTCAAGGAGGCGAAGGAGTTTAAGGCGTTCCACGACCAAGCGCTGCCCGGCCGCAAGATTTTGTCAGAAGAGATACTGCGCGTTGTGAGACGTGGCGACCCGATCCGCACTGTTGGCGGCCGGCTCTACTACGCCGAGCCTCCCCGGTTTATGAAAGACCTGGGCCGCATCCAGACGTTCGAGTATAAGCTGATCAACTACATCGTGCAGGGGTCCGCCGCCGACCTTACGAAACGGGCGATCATAGACTGGCACAAGCACTCGAAAAGAGTTGCGCGGTTCCTGGTCACGGTATATGACGAGATCAACGCATCAGCGCCGGCCGGAGACACCGAGCGGCAGATGACTATTCTTCGCGAGTGCATGGAAGCGCCGAGGCTAGGCCTCACTGTTCCCATGTTGTCGGACGGCAAGATGGGCCCGAATTGGGGAGACTTGAAAAAATGCGCTTAGATCGCCTGCCCTTCGCCTCTGTCATGGCCATTCTGGACAGCTCCGAGACGCCCTTCTACCTGGCCGCCTTCTACGGGGTCAGCCTGGAGACGATCCGCACGATCCGGCCCGGCTACCGCTACGAGGAGCCCTCATGTCTGGCGTGACCTGGGCCGGCAGGGTCAACTGGCGCGGTCAGCCGATCACGCTGCGCGCTGTCATGGCGTCCAGCTCCTACACGGCCGCCGACGTCGCCCGAGCCCTGCTGATCCACTTCATCCTGACCGACAAGGTCCACGAGCTGACCGAACCCACGGTCTGGAAAGAGGCCGACAATGGCTAAAGCAACCGCCTGGAGCTATAGCCGCTACGAGACGTGGGCGCGCTGCCCGCTGCAATTCAAGTTCAAGTTCGTGGACAAGCTCAAGGAGGCGGGCTCGCCGGCCATGGACCGGGGCTCGGTTATCCACCTGAGCGCCGCGCACTTCTGCACCGGGCAGGCGGACGCCATCGACCCCGCGTTCATGCAGCACAAACAGATTCTCAAGCTCGCCGAGGAGATCAGGGCGCACCCCTCCGAAGACAAGGACATCGAGCAACAGTGGGGCTACACGGCCACGTTCGCGCCGACGGGCTGGTTCGGTGGGGACACCTGGTTCCGCTCGATCCTGGATGCCGGCGTCGTTTATGAGGACATGCACTATGAGGCCGTGGACTGGAAGACCGGCAAGCGCTACGGCTCGAACGACGACCAGGTGGAGACCCAAGCCCTGGCCGTGATGAAGCGGAACCCCATGGTTGTCCACGTCACCACGCGGCTCGCCTACGTTGACAGCGGCGACCAGGTCTTTGCCGAATTCCCTGCCACCCACATGGAAAAGATCGCGGCGAAGTGGCAGAAGAAAGTCACCCCGATGTTCGCCGACGAGATTTACGCCCCGAGGCCCAACGACAAGTGCAGGTTCTGCACCTGGCGCAGGAGCGGCGATTCGCCGAAATGTGCATTTGGCTAGGGAACTTAACAAAGTGTTGACAGTTCACTCTGCGGGACCGACGGGGTCCGCATTGGAGACTAATCATGGCTTATCGACACAAGGGCGAGTACGTCCGCCCTACCAAGACGCTGGAACTTATGGGCCAGCATGGACCTACCAGAGCTGCCCAGATGCTGGGCGTGAGCACGTCGCGGCTGCACAAGGCCCGGCGGGAAATGAAGGTGTCCAAGATCGTGGAGGTCGCGGCGAACGCGCTTCTCAAGGGGCCGGCCACACGGGCCGAGTTGTTGTCCTCGGAGGTCGCGCCTGTGGCAAGCGAGCCGCGTGGCTTGCCCTTAGAGCAAGTCTCCTTCGCGCCGACGCCGGCCGCGCAGCAACGCCACCAGGACGAGACGATGTTCCTGATCTCGGTGCCCACGGAGAAAGCGGAGCTGGTCAAGCGTTTTGCGGAGATGCTGGACGCGGAGTGCTTATCGGCATAGATTGGGCGCATGGCTACGACCCCGGAAGGCTACCTGTTGAAGTTCCTGGTGTCCCTGTGTACGCAGGCGCACCTAGTTCTGATCCGGCTGGCCTTCCGGCCTGGCGTTGCCTCGGGATGGCCGGATGTCCTCATTTTGATACCGGGCGGGCGTGCCCTCTTCATGGAGTTGAAGCGTCCGGGTGTGCGCGTCGCGTCCGGCTCGTTACAGGATCACCGCATAGCGGTGCTGGGGACTTTGGGATATGACGTTTGCGAGGTCAACTGCGCCCACGAGGTCCGTGAAGCCATCCTGGCAAGTCTGGAAGCCGCTGCCCTACATGGAGCGCGCTCGGGATCACCTGGTGTCTCGACACTCGGCCGGCCTGCCCCTTCGGCCTGGCTACCGGAAGACCTCCATCACGCTCTCGGCGTTCTGCGAGCTGCAACGGCTCGGGCAAGCGCGCACGATGCTCGTCATAGCCCCGCTAAAGGTGTGCCGAAACACCTGGCGGCAAGAGGGCGCAAAGTGGGAAGAGTTTCGGCACCTTAAGTTCACGCTGCTGCACGGGCCCAAGAAGGATGATGCGCTCAAGGAAGTGAGCGACATTTACCTGATCAACCCCGAAGGCGTCGAGTGGCTGGCCAACAAGTTCTTCGGCCGGTCGCTGCCCTTCGACGTCTGCACCATTGACGAGCTGACCAAGTTCAAGAACAGCCAGTCCGTCCGGGTGAAGAAGCTCCGGCCCCGCCTGGCGCAGGTCAAATACCGCTGGGGCCTCACCGGCTCGCTGAACCCGAACGGCCACATGGACCTGTTCGGCCAGATGCTCATGCTGGACGACGGCGCGGCGCTCGGCCGCTACGTGACGCACTATCGCGACAAGTATTTCCGCGTCGGCTGGGACGGCTTCTCCTACGAGCTGGCCCCCGGTGCCGAGCAACGGATCGCCGAGCGGCTGGCCCCCTACTGGTTCCGCCTGGAGGATGACGAGCACCTACAGCTCCCGCCCGTGATCCCGGACGAACGGATGCTGACCCTGTCGCCGGCCGCGCAGAAGCTCTACGACCGGATGAAAAAGGACATGGTTGCCGAGTTGCCCCAAGGGGTGATCACGGCCGCCAACGCCGCCGCCTGCTACTCCAAGCTGGCCCAGATGGCCAACGGCGCGGTGTACCTGGAAGGCAAGCGCGAGTATGCCCTGATCCACGACGAAAAGCTGGACGCCCTGGAAGACCTGGTGGCCGAGCTGAACGGCGAACAGATGCTGGTCGCCTACGAATTCAACCACGACTTCGAGCGGCTGCGCGAGCGGTTCGGCGTCATGGACAAGATCACCGGCCAGAAGGTGCTGCCGTACCTCGGCAAGGGCGTCACCGCCGCGCAAGAGGACATGTGGATCAAGGCCTGGAACCGGGGCGAGCTGCCGCTCCTGTTCGCGCACCCGGCGTCGGCCGGCCACGGGCTGAATCTCCAGGAAGGCAACGCGCATCACCTATGCTGGTTCTCGCCGATCTGGGACTTTGAACTATACGACCAGTTCATCGGCCGCCTTTGCAGGTCCGGCAATGTATCCGTTCAGATCATTAACCACACTTTGATGGTTAAAGGGACTATTGATGAGTTGAAGGTGTCCGCACTCAATGATAAGGACACTACGCAAGGGCGTTTCTTGAAGGCGCTCAACACCGAAATTCGGCGATCTGCCGAGACCATGGCCGCGATGGACACAGCGGTATCTAAGGAGACCGACATGGTTGCCCGACTTTCCCGCCCCGGCGGCGCTGCCCCTGCGGCGGCTCCCGCTGAATCTGATGCCAAGCCCGCGCCCAAGGGCTGGGGCTCACGCGGTGCCACTGCTGCGGCCCCGTCTGATACCACCGAGGACCAGCGCGAACGCATCCAGTCCGCCATCACTGGCGGCACCCCGGAAGAGATCGCCCTGGCCGCTGCGGAAGGTGCCCTGAACGCTGGTGGCGCTGAGCTGCCGGCCGATGCGCCCAAGACCCGCACGCGCAAGACCGCCGACGCTGCGCCGGCTCCGGCCGCCGTGGCAACGAACGTCCCCGACATCACAATCGGCGACACGAACGTCTCCGTTGACGGCGCTGCCGTGGCCATCATCGTCAAGGCCCGCGTCGAGCTGTTGAAGCTGGTCTTTGCCGATCCTGAAACCACGTTCGATGACGGCCTGGAAATGGCCACCGACCTCTGGGCCTGGTGCGTCGATCCCGAAGTGCTGGCCAAGTTCGAGCCGCAGGTGTTCTAACAGGTCCGGGTGTCACGAGCACCTAGACACGAGGAGGCTCCGGGGCTATGCTCTGGAGCCTTTTTCGTGGAGACGAGACAATGCCCCCGATCATCCCGCAGCTCATTCCCGAGTGGAAGTCCGCCTGGCGCTGGTCGTCCGTTCGCCTGATGGCGCTGTCCGGCATGATCCAAGGCGTCCTGATGGCGTTCCCGGACCAGCTCAAGACCTACATCAGCCCGGACGTGCTCAAGTACCTGTCCGAGGCGGCGCTGGCCATCCTCATTCTCGCCGGCATTGGCCGGATCACCGCCCGCCCTGGAGACACCGATGTTCAACCCCCTAAGCCTAATTCCCAACCCTAAGACCCTGCTGGTCGGCTTCGCAGCCGGCGCGCTCCTGGTCGGCGTCCCCGCCTCGCTCGTGGTCCACAAGATGGACCAGGCCGCGCTGGAGAAAGTGCAGCTTGCCGACGCCAAGGCCGCGACCGTGGCCGTCTCCCAGGCCGCCGCGACCACCCACACCCTCGACACGCAGAACGGCACCGCTGCGGTCGCTGAGACCAAAGCCCAGGTGCAGATCGTCCACGACGTCCAAACCGTCACGAAGGAGATTCCCGTCTATGTCACCCCTGCTCAAGATGCTCGTTCCCCTTGCGCTGTCACTGTTGGCCTCGTGCGCATCCTCTACGCCAGCGCCCACGGCCTCGATCCCGCCAGCCTCACTCCTCCCGCCGGCTCCACTGATGACTCCTGCACGGCCGTTTCAGTCTCTGACCTGGCCGCCGCTCTTGCCACCGACTACGGCGTCGGCCGCGCCAATGCCGAACAGCTAGACGCCCTGATCGCGGCTGTGAAAGCGAACGCCCAGGCTCTCAGCGCGCCCTAAGCCCCGGCGGCCTCGGCCGCTGTGCAGCACAGAGCCCAAAAAGAAGGCCCCTGGATTGCTCCGGGGGCCTTTAGTCTGTCCAGGGTGAAAGGAAAAGCCCCTGGAGGTTAGGAAAGGAGGGTCCAGTCCTCGGCCAGGACATCGCCTTGGGAGGCCAGCCATGGCACGACGGTATCCTGCGCCGTCTTCATGTCAATGTGGCTCTGGTAGTTGATCTCGGTGCCCTCGGGATAGATGCCCAGCAGCGGGGCGCGGTTGACCTTGAAGGTCGAGCCCGGCACCAGGAACAGGAACATGCCTTTGCCGTTCCAGCCTAGGCGCGTGACCTTCATGCCGTCTTTGAGGTAGCGCACGGCCTGGCCGAAGTCGAACACCGTGGCCGGCTGTTGGGCCTGCTGCGCGTGCAGCGTCGGCGCGATCTCGCCGGCCGCGACGGCCTTCTGGTAGGGCATCCAGCGCCAGGTGTCGCCGTTCGGCGTCTCGTCCGGGCCGGTGTTTTCGGGAACGTGGGTGAACACCGCAGCGTGGTCGCGAGTGAACACGATCAGGTCCACGTCATTCGTGAGCTGGCCGACGCCCTTGCCATAGACATGGGTTACGATGGCGGGGTGGGTCTCGACGCCGCCGAGGCGCTGGTAGAGGACTATCCGGCCGAGGGTTGGTTTTGTCATTGCTTCATCTCCTTTGCGCGGCGCAGATCGCGGCGCTTCTGATTCGTCTTGTGGGTCACCAGCTCCAGGTGCTCCGGGTTACAACAGCGTCGGCCGGCGTTGCCGGGAAGCTCCACACAAGTATGGTCTAGCTGCTTCTTAGGCGGGATCGGGCCGAAGCGGATCACCCACATAACGATATGAACGGCCATGGTCGCGCCGTCAATGCAGATACGGCCGTACCCGCCGCCGCGCCCTGATCCTGAGTCTGGCCCATCCCAGCGGTGGCACCCACAGGGCAACACCGTGACGCGGGCCATGACCTTATCCCAGAGCGTTAGGCGGCGGTCGGTCATCATGGCAGGTCGAAGTAGCGTTCCTCGGCCTGGCGACGGGTCAGAAGGCCCGCCAGCACCGCGCCGGCTTGTTTGTCCCACTTGGGGAACTCGTTCGCCGCGCCGGCCAGGTCGCCAGCGTTCAGCAGCCGCAGCATGGTCGAGCCCAGGAAGTTGCCGGAGCCGATGTTGAACACCAGCGACACCAGGGCGTCGAACTCGTGCTGCGTGAGCTGGACGCCGGTCACATGGCTGTTGACCAGCCGCGCGGCCGAGGCAACGTCGGACACCAGCCAGGCGTTGGCCTCGTCCATGGTGCAGGTCGTGTCCGCTGTGACGCCGTTCGTGTGGCCAAAGCCGGCGGTCCAGACGTCCTTCGGGGTTGGCTTGTAGCCGGTGGGGCGGAACTTCTCAAACCCCTTGAGGAAGTCGTAGAGCCACTGACTCGGGGTCAGGTTGTTGACGTAGTTCAAAGCCGTACCTCCTTAAAGGTGCCGAGGACGGGAGCGCCGTTCACGACCTGGTTGCCCTGGCGCATCTCCACGGGGGTGCCGTTGACGCCGTCTTTAAGGGCGATCTCCAGCGCGGCCATGGCGTTCCAAGCCAGGTGCGCCAGGTGGGCGATCTGGCTCTCGTCGTCGTAGCGTTCGATTGCGGCCTTGGTCATGTGCCGGCCGATCCCGTCGCTGTAGCGGTTGAAGCCGTTGGGCACCTTCTGCCAGTCGGTCTTATATTCGCCGTCATTGTATTTCCTGGCCCCGTACTCGGACACCAGGGCCACGGCGTTCATGGCGCGCGGGAAATAGGCGATGAAGCCACATACGACCGGGGCCTTGCCCACGTCCATCTTGCGGGCACCGTTCGCGCCATCGCCCACGCGGGCCTCGCCGAACGCCTTCTGGCCCAGCGGCACGATGGCCGGGACGGACACGGCCTCGCGAGCCGACGCGCCTCTGCTGAGATGCTTGCTGTAGTCCCTCTGCGCCTTCGCAAGCGTGATCGGGCGGGGTGCTGTTTTAGCCACGGGTCAGTCTCCTATAGCGGGTCATAAACTCGCCGCGCGAGCGGGAGATCGACCAAGGGATGATAAGCTCGGGCCAGGTCTGCGGCGGTGTGCCCCAATCAACCAGGCCCAGGTTGTTCTGGAGATCGCGGTGCTCGGCCGCGACGGCGAGATAGTCCTGGTGCTTGACCTCCGGCGTCATCTGCGCCGGCAGGCCGAACTTGGCCCGGATCACAGCTTCGACGCCGTGCTCTAGCTCTTTCCAGTAGTCCCGGCCGCCGGACAGGGTTGCCAGGTTCATCTTGATCGGCTTGGCCATGTCGCCCAGGACGTACTCCTGCGCGTCGTGCAGCAGCCCTTCGAGCTGTAGCTCCGGCGGCAGGTGATCGGACACCAGGCACGAGTGCTGAGCAACCGTGTAAATCTCGACACTGTCTTTCAGCGCGCCGTTGAACCGGCAGAGCCTGGACAGGTGGGAGGCGATGTCCTCGATATGGACGTCGTCGTCGGACGGGACCAGGGACCAGAACGGATGACCCGAGGCGAGGGTTTGATTGTACCCCCGCCCCGTGTCAGCTCCGGCCATCTTGCCCGTGTCGAACTTCGCCATCTCTTGCCTGCGCAAGTAGTCGGCGCTGTCCAATGCGAGTTGAAGGCCGTCGCCCATCAGTCCTCTTCCTTGAACACTGACCCGTGAGCCTTGCGCTCGGCCGCGTCGATAGCGGTCTCATATAGGTCCAGGATGGCCTCGCCCTCGGCGCGCTTGGCCGCGTCTTGGCGGCGGCGCTGGAGCACCTTGCGGATCGTGGGCACGTCGTAGCCGTTGCCCTTGGCCTCGGCGTAGATTTCCTTGCGGTCCTCGCCCAGGCCTTCGATCTCTTCCGAGACGCGCTCGATCCGCTCCACGATGCCCAGGAGCTGGGCGGACGTGTTGCTGTGGAGCACGTCGATGGCGGCTACAGGTTCAGGTGCAGCCTTGGGGGGTTTGGCGGCCCCATCCGCTTTCTTGACCACTACTCGTCATCCTCGAATGTGGCCTTGATCCGGGAGGCGACGCGAGCCGCCTTGTCGGATTCAGCCTGCGCGGCCATGGCCGCCTCGTGGTGGGCTTCCCGCTCGACAAGGTGATCTTGTGCGCGCTGGGCGTGGTGCGCTTGAGCTGCATCCAGCTTCTTGCGCACCTTCACGAAAGCGGACCTGATCTGGTCCACGTCGTGTAGGCGTAGAATGTCTCCCATCGGTATCTCCTGTTGTGGGACTACTTCCCGTCCTGATCCAAGAGGATCAACGGCTTGAGGTCCACCATGCCATGGCGGCGATGGTGGAAAGCGAGGAGCTGCGTGGGCGGCGAAGGCCTCATGCGGAAGCTCTTGGCGTACTCGCTATAGCCGACGGTCGTGCCGTTGGACATAACGAAGCCATTATATGCCGGGGTGTGGAAGTGGCCGTGGTCCACCCGGTCGATCCTGTAGCCCAGGGCGGCCTGCTCCATGATGACCTTCTGCGCGCCGCGCATGATGGTGGCCATGGGGCCGATGAAGCCCTGCCCGCCGCCGGAGCCCATCCGGTCGCCGTGGGTCAAGACGATGTTCTGGTTATAGATCGGGAACCGGACGTCGAAGCTGTCCGAGGTCTGGAAGGTGACGCGGCTGTCGCGGGCGAAGTGCTTGCCCAGCATGTAGTTGATCAGCCGGTCGTAGCTGTGGGCGCTCGACTTCTTCGTGGTGGGCTTCATCAGGTTCCGGTCGTGGTTCCCGGCCGCGCCAGGGGTCTTGACCTCGACCTTGCCGAAGGCGTCCACCAGCTTGAGGATGCCGGCGCTCTCGGTCTCGAAGGCGCACTCGACGGCCTCAATGGGGGTGAGGTCGTCGGTCTCTTTCAGCTCGTCATGGATGCCGCCGGAGATGGTGTCCCCGCCGCGAGCGTAGATGATACCCGGATATTTCCAGTCCGCGCCGCTGTGGCTGTGGGACAGGTAGATGGTGAGGTCGATCATCTGGCGGTAGCGCTTGATAAAGGTGGCGCTGTCATAGCCGTAGCCCGTCTCGGTCTCCTCCGGCCGCACCACTTCGCCGATCTGGAAGTCGCTGGTGAGGAGGTAGGGGATGTGCTCGTGCTGGGACTTGGAGGGCTTCGTGTTCGAGGCCCAGAGCGCCGGCTCCAGCGAACGCTTGGCGGCGTACTCCAGGTCTTTCAAGCGGTCTTGCAGGTTGGCGATCAGCCGCGTGGCGTCCTTAAGGCGGGCGCGGGCATGGCTGTCCGATTCCTTGGCGCGGTGCAGCGCCAGGTCGTCCTCAATGGTCCGGTCAGCGTCCGGCTTGAGGAGGCGCGCGTGTCCACCCCGAGGGATGTTGAACGGCTGGATCAAGGCCGGGAAGCGGCTCTTGGCGCGGCGGAAGCGGTTGACGTAGGTGGGCGCGGGGATGTCCATGGACAGCGCGGCCTGCGTCTTATTGCCTTGGTTCGTGTTGAACGCGGCAATGACCGCCTTGCACTCAGAGTCGCTAAGAATCCTGCCCATGTGGTGTCTCCAGGGGATGACGTTTTTCTAACTGCCGTAAGCGGCGAATTGTTACGTAGAACTGTAGCCCGACACCGCACACGGAAGCGAACGCGGACAACATGACCGCAATGTCGGACACATGCAAGCCCCAAAACGTAAAGGCTGCTGCTGTCGTGGCCAGAGTGGTCGCAGGTGACATAGACTCTAGCCCTCGGATAAAGTGGGTGTTCATTGTCCTTGGCCTCCGAATTGAGGAGCGACCTCGGCTGTGGCGGTGCCTCCGATAGAAAGCGCGAGGTCACGTAGCTGCTGCCGGGTAGCGCCCGCCTTTTTCAAGGCGTTGATAGCGTTTTGTGCTTGAGCCGGATCAGTTAGCGCCTTGCTGATGCTATCTTGCATCCCTTGGCTTAATTTTCCGAAACTAGGCACGGTTTTCATCAGGTGGAATACGGTCGAGGCCGGCGAGTGCGCGACGGTCGCCCCGATAGTCTGGGCCGCCTGCCGAGCGCCGTTGGCGGGGTTGTCTTCGGGGTTGATACCACCGGGCGCGATGCGGTTCAAGGCGTTGGACCCCTGTTGAATCGCCGCACCCGTCTGGGCCACGTCCTGCGCTTGGCCAGGGCTGAATGTCTGAGACAGGTTCGCCTGAGCGCCTGGCTCCTGGACAGCTCCAGCCGCGTTCGCCGCGCCGCTCGTAGTGTCGCCGGCTTGGTTCTGGAGGCGCGTGGAGACGCCCGACTGATAGCCGGCTTGACCGGACGGGGACGCCAGGTCGCGGATCAGGGACGGGTCATCCGCCTCGGAGACCAGCTTGCCGGCCACGCCGTGCTTAAACCCGTTGATATGCTGGCTGTCCTGGGTGAACTGGTCCAGGGCGTTGTGATAGTCCGCACCCTCGGGCGTGCCGCTGTCCACCAGCCCAGCGATCCGGCCGCGCAGGTCTCCAGCCGCTTGGGCCGCGCCGCTGTTGGCGTTCGGGTTGCTCGGGTTGGCGAAGGCCGCCTGGCGGGAGCCGAGGCTCTGGCGCAGGGTGTCCACGTCGCCGATGGACAGCGCGTTGGACGAGCCGGAGGCGTCGATGTCGCCCACAGCCTGGTTGACCCGCGAGCGCAGGCCGGACAGGACCGGAGGGCTGGTCGCATCGCGCAGGGCCGGGTCCGTGAGGAGGTCCAGGTGTGAGTTGTCCAGGGTGACGGGCTGCGAGCGGATCGGAGCCATGGCGGACGTCATCGTGCGTTCCCGAGCCTGGGTCAGGTCCGAGATCGACTGCGGCGCGTTGCCGGTCACAGCCTGCACGCGCTGCGGCAGAGTGGTCGTGGCCTGTTGGTCGAAGCGCTGCGCGGCGTTGTTCATGGCCTCGCCTATGGTGCTGTTGTCGGCCGCCAGGGACGCCAGCGTGCCTTGCGACTTCGCACCCACGAGCGCGGCGATGGGGGCCGGCTGGCCGGTGAACTTGAGGAAGTTGTCGGACGCGGCTTGCAGAGTCTCCGGGGTCTCGCCCAGCTTCTGAGCCAGCAGCAGCATCCCCTTGGAGATCACAGGCTGAGCGGCCTTCGCGATGACGCCGGCCACCTTGCTCACGGCAGGGTTCAGCACCGCGCCGCCGAGGGCCGCTTCGGTGATCTGGTCGCCGTTCTCGCCTTGGAGCGCAGCCGTGCCGCCGCCGACGGTCGCACCGACCGCAGCACTCTTCGCCACGTTGGCGATGGCATTGCCAGTTTTGGCCACAGCGCCGGCACCTTGCGCCGCTTCGGTCGGGGACAGGGCGTCCACGGCACCGCCGACCACACGGCCGACGCCAGGTAGAGCACGAGCCCCTTTGATCGCATCCGCGATAGCGCCGCCGCCCTCGACCGCGCCCGCGACGTCGCCGACCAGGGAGGCCGTGGGGTGCGCTGTCCGCTGGTCAGCCTGGCCTTGAGCCGCCGCAGCCTTCGCTTGGTCGTAGGTCGCGGGCGTGCCGCCGGCACCGATCTCCTTGAGGAGCGCCTGGCCGGCCGGGTGCTGGCTGAGCGCAGAGTAGAGCGCGGCCGAGGCCTTGTCGGCCAGGCCGAACGTGCCGGAGTTGACCGCCTCGTGCGTACCAGCCGCCATCGACTGCGCGAAGTTGCTGTTGGCGAAGTCCGCCAGGCCCGCTTGGATCGGGTGAGCCGCACGCCACGCAGCCGAAGGACCGCTCGGCGCGGCAGGCGCGGCGTTCGTCGGCGGGTAGTTCTTGGCCATGGCCGCGCTGATCTGGTCGTCTGACATCCCGTCGGGGAAGTTGACAAGGGTACCGTCTGGGGCTCGAACTTGCGTAGGCATTATTCGATCTTTCCGGTCTGCGGGTTGTAGGTCTTGATCTGGGCGGTCTGCGTCGTGGCGTTGGACTTCACCGTGGCCAGGACGTGACCCGTGGGGGTAACGATCTGATTCCGGTTCTGGGTGCCGAAAGCCACATGAACGTGATTGTTCGTCGGGTCAATCTCGACCTGGTCGAACGGGATACCCTGCGTCGAGAGACCGTGCGCCACGCGGATCGCCATGGTGCTGAGCGGCGTTTTGCCGGTCGGGTCCACGAAGTCCCAGGCCTCGGGGGCCGTGGGCGAGCCCTGCATGTGCTCGGACGTGGCGCTGCCGTGCGCGGCCTTGTTCTCCGCAGCCGTGCGGTAGCCCGATTTGACCTGGATGGGCACGCCCGCGAGCTGACTGATCGCCGCCGTGGCGTTGGCCGTGGCTTCCGCGCCGGACTTGGCGTTGCCGGCCAGGGCGTGGACCCCCGCGTTCCAGGCAGAGCTGGCCGCGCCGGCCGGGGTGGCCGACGTCGCGAGGGGCGTTTCGTCACGGGCGAGGACGTTGGCGGTGAAGCCCCGGACGTGCTCCAGGTTCTGGAGGACAGTCGCGGGATCGCCACTCGGGTCCAGTGAGCCCAGCGCGCCGCCGGCCGCCGTAAACTCGGTGTTCGTGGTGCGGCTCATGCCGACGCCCTTGGCCTTGGCGTCCAGCATGTCCTGAATCGCGACGTTGCCTTGGATGCTCTTGACCAGCGCCTCATACTTCTGCACCGCAGAGCCAGGGACGTGCGCCATGGCGGCCCGAAGCGTGCTGTTCGTGGGCATCTGGTGGACCAGCGCCTCGGCGGCGTCGATCTGCGAGGACACCGAGCCGAGGATCGCGCGACGGGTGGGCGTGAGGCCTTCCGAGCCGCCGCCGGCCGCGCCCGCCGCCTTCTGGGCGTCGGCGGTGGCTTTGGTCGCTTGAGCCTGGGTCAGGCCCAGCTCGGCGGACTGCTGCGCGATGACGCCAGGAGCCAGGGCCACAGCCTGGTTGATGTCCTGCTGGGTCTTCTGGTTGGCCAGGTCTTTCGACTGCGTGCTCAGGAGTGCATCGACCGGAACCTGCGCGTTCGTCGCGTTGGTCGCGGTGATCCGGCCCGGCTGCGTCGCGGCGGTGTAGGCGTTGGTTTGCTGGCCCGCCGTGACAGTGTTCGCGTTCTGGGCGTTCGTGTCGCTGATCTGCTGCGGCACGTTCGCGTTCGTGGCGTTGGTCGCCGCGATGGCTCCAGGCTGGGTCTCGGCGGAAAAGGCGTTCTTAAACTTGCCCTCGGCGATGATGTTTGCGTTCTCGGCGTTCGTGTCGCTGATCTGCTGGGGCGTGTTCGCGTTCAGGGCGTTGGTCGAGGCGACCTTACCGGGCATCGTCTGGTTGTTGAACCCGACTTGCTGCATGGTCGCCTGAGTCGTGGCGGCCTCCGGGTCAAGCGCGGTCGGGCCGTAGATGGCCGCCAGCGCGTTGAACGCCGTGTTCTTCCGGGTTGCATCGTCCAAGGCCCCGACGTACTTGCCGCCAGCGATCAGGTCCGCTCCAGCGTCCGCCATTAGAGGCCTCCGAACCAGTTAGAGATATTCTTGCCCGTCGAGGTATTCGACAAGGCGTCGTTGGCCACGGCACCGAGCGCGCCAGCCGCAGCCGTCCCGCCGCTCTGGGTGGCGTTCGCAGCAGCGGCACCGCCGGCCGAGCCCGCCTGAGCGACCGTCTGGTCAGCCTGTAGGCCCTGCGTCGCGGTCGCGCCTTGCTGGTTGTTGAGGGAGCCGAGCTGGCCCAGGTAGTTGTTGAACGAGCCGGTCGCCAGGTTCTGCCCGTACTGTGTCAAGGCCTTGGCCGTATCGCCGCTGTTCAGGATGCCTTTCGACGCGGCCGAGCCGGCGATGGCGCTCTGGCCCTGGCCGAGCTGGAAGTTATAGCCGGTGCTGTTCAGGTAGTTCGAGAACCCGTTCTGCGTCGCGGACGTGACCGGGGCCTGGCCGAGGAGCTGAGCCTCGGAGCCTTGGGTGCCTTGCTGGGCTTGGGACGCGGCGGTGCCTGCGGTCTGAGCCTGCGTGATGGAGGGTGCGCCGGCACCGCTCGTGAGGTAGTTGTAGCCGGTGAGGGCCTGTTTCGAGGCAGTCTTGGCGGCGCTGGCCGTGCCTAGCCCGCCAATAAGGCCTCCGATGATGTCACCCATGTCGCGCGCTCCAGCACATAGTCGATGCAGTCGCGGCCCTGAGAATCTACGCTAACACCGTAGGGGCGACCACCGAGAGCGCGATTAACCGTCCTAGCGAGGAGGTTTATGCGGGGTGTTGAGCCTACTATGGCAGACGCGCCGTTCTCTGTAAAGAGGTCGTTGATAGCAGCGCGTATCCGCTTCATCCTGTCACTTCCAGCCAGCCTCTTGGTCAGGCCGTAGTGCATTTCATACTGTCCATCGCCGACATATTTAAAGATGACGATGCCGAACTTGTCTCCGAATACCACGTTGCCAGGTACTTCGGCGAACCCGCTAAGGTCTATGGCCTCGATCCCAGGAGCGCAGTTAGACAATACTTCGGGGGCGTTGAATACTCTGTTGAGCAGTTGTTGGGCGTGCTGGCCAGTGATACGCATGAGACCTCTAAGTGAAAGCAATCCAACCTGGAACGGCACCCGCCACGGGGCCGCTTATGACAACGATGGCGTCATAATAACCCGACTGGCTGGCGGACGGGTAGCTGAACACGGCGGTTATGTGCCCGGCGACCAGCGGCGAGCCGGCGGCGATGACACCAGCGGCGTTTGACCCGTCGGTCAGTTGTTCGAGCTGCGTGCCCTGGTTTACCGACGGCAGGCTGCTATAGCGCTGGCCACCGAAGTAGATGCAGAGATTCGCGGTCGCGACGCTGCCAGGGGTCGTGATCGAGTCGGACGCGGCTGAGCCGCCGGATCGGTTGGCCGTGGTGCTGATGATGTGGTCATAGGTCGCGGCCGAGATGACCACGCAGCCGGCGACCAGGTCGAAGGAGCCGGCCATGGCGACGGTTACTGACCCGGTCGAAATGTCGCCGGAGTTGAGCGTCTTGTGGGCGATGAAGCCGTTGAAGTTCGCGCCGGCCTGGTTGTCAAGCTGGGTCCAGCCCGAGGGCGCGGCAGGCACCGACCAGCCCCCACCGACGAAGATGAAAGCCTCGTCCCCTGCCGCCGCGCCGGACGGGAACGGGATCACCGCCGTAGGCGCGCTGAGCGCAATTGCCGTGTGGCCGACGACGACGGGGGTTGCCGTGCCGGAGCCGCCGCCGATGGGGTCTTGGACGTAGCCGGCATAGGGGATCGACGTTCGGTCGTAGTACGTGTCGCCGTCCGTGAAAAAGGTTGTCGGCGCGCCCGTGCCGAAGTGCGCGATGTTGCCACCCCCGCCGCCTCCACCGCCGGCCACAGCCACCCAGGCGCTGGAGTTTTGGACATAGAGCGCATAGGGGACCGTGCTCGTGTTGAAATACAGGTCGCCGTTCGTGTGGAGCGTGGACGGAGGGCCGACGCCGAAATAGGACGTCACACCGCCACCGCCGCCACCCCCGCCTGGAGCCCATGCCGGGTCTGCGCCGGCTCCGGCCGTGGTGAGGACGTCGCCGGACGTGCCAGGGGCGAGCGCCACCCAGCCGGCCGAGCTGCGGAACAGGACTGAGCCCTGCACGGCGCTGATGAAGTCGAGGACGCCAGCGATGGTCGCCCAGATGGGGTCGCCGCCGGCACCTTCGGTGACGAGGATGTCGCCCATGGTGTTCGGGGCCAGGACTTCCCAGCCGGTCGCGCCACGGAACAGCAGGTCGCCGCGCGATGCGCCGAAGTCGTCCAGGTGCGCGGTCTGCGTCACCCAGCTAGGGTTGGCGGACACGCCGCCGGAGGTCAGCAGTGTGCGCGCCGCGCCGGGGCCCAGCACCCGCCAGCGGTCGGCATCGCGGTAGATGATGTCGCCTTGAGCGAGGCCGAGCAGGTCGAGCACGTCGCTGAGTTGCTGCGGGGTCGTCGGTATGCCGGTGTTGATCGACGTCTGAAAGTTCCACTTGCGCATGAACTCGTTCGTCGGCGTGCCGTCGGGGTTCGTGATGGGCACGCGCCAGTCGAGGGGCCCCTGTGGGGTTTTCGGCGCGGCCACCTAGCTCTCCTCTTGCTCGTCTTGCTGGTCGTTGTCGAAGCCCTGGATAAAAGCATCCGCCCCGTCAATACGAAGTAAACCGCCCATGTCCTCCACCAGGAAGACACGGCCGGGCGAGGCGAAGGAGCCGAGCGAGCGGTAGGCGATCTCGCCCGTGAAGTCGTCGGGGATCAGGTCCACGATGAACGGGCCAACCCAGGTTTGCTCCTGGTCGTCGCTGTAGCTGAGCATGAGAACGGAGCCGTTGACCTCGTCCAGTTGACCGATGCTGGAGGCGATCCGCACCGCGTCGCAGCTCTTATAGACGCGGCTGCGCAGGGTCAGGCCGCCGGTCACGGCGTGGTAAATCTCGCGCCAACCCTCGTCCATGGTCGCCAGCGGGTTCATCTCCCAGATATAATCATCCAGCAGGTCGCCGCCGACGATCCGATCACCCCACATGGTGCCGTTGATCAGGTTCCACTGGCCGAAGCCCTGGGTGGAGAACTTGGCCCAGAGAGACGTGCCCTGGTCATAGACGAAAGTGCCCTGCGCGCCGAGGTTCAGGACATAGAACTGGTGGCCGTCGAGCGTGAATTCCCAGGCGAGCGAGCGCGCGGGGTCGGCCACGCCGCTCTTGACGCTGGCTAGGATCACAACTTGGCTGGTAGCTGCTATCACGTTACCCTCCGCACTCGACGCGACCAGGGCTGTCACCTGGGGAATTTTGGCCCGCTTGGTCTGCGGCGGTGCGACGGACACGAGGAGCGCCGTCTGAGACACCTTCCCGCCCGGGCCAGAGCCGGGGACAGCCGCGACCAGCGCGACCGTCTGCGTCATGGTTAGACCGATTGACGTCACCATGGCGATTCACCTAGCTCGTGCGGTTGAGCCGCACCCTCCCGGACGTGATGGACGTGGGCGTGAGGGGGTCGCCCGTGTCGGGGTCCAGCTCGAACACGTCCTCCCGGTAGCTGGGCGTCAAGGTCAGAGCGTAGTCGCCGCCGTCCAAGTGGCCGTTGAGCGGGCCGACGAACGAGGCTTGCAGGGAGCAGGTGCCGTTGTCGTCCTTGAAGCTGCGGGTAACGATGGTCACAGCCTTGACGACCGTGGTGTCAGGCGGCGGCCGGTTGAAGTAGAATTCGCTCGGGCCGGGGATGTCGGCACCGCCGGCTAGGGTCGTTGAGGTCCAGGAGCCGTCGGCCGCCGTGGTCGAGGTCGCGATGGCGTCGCCAGCCGAGCCGGGCAGGTTGGCGACGACCTCCATTTGGCCGGAGGGCAGGCCGTTGGCCGTCACGTCATCGTTGACCAGGGTGCCCGCGCCGTAGGTGACGCCGACGCCCGGACCCAGGTTGATGGCGTTCAGCAGGTTGGACAGAGTGTCCTGCACGGTCGCACCGATCAGGACGTCGTAGGCCGCCGCGCCGGCAATGGTCGTCACGAAGCGATAGACCGCAGCGGTCGGCGTGCCGGAGCCCTTTGTGCCGACCGTCACGGTCTCGTGGTTCGAGGGCAGGGCCGTCTGGGTGTAGATGCTGAACGCGGGCGTGAGCGCGGCCTCAATAAAGGTGTAGTCGATGGGCGTGGCGCTGTTTATGTCCTGGAAATTGAAGAAGCCATCCTGCGGCAGAACGATGACCGGCAGGTTCGTGCCGGAGCCGCTAATGCGCATCAGGGACCCGTGCGAGGAGTCGTCGGTGAAGGAGTTGTTGTCGAACCCCAGCAGGAGGGCGACGTCCAAGAAGTCGGGATCGGTGATCGTGTTGCGGCCGAACGGAACCGTCGTCGGCGTGAAGTTCGCGATGTAGCGAGCGACGCCGATGGTCAGCCGCAGCTCGTCCATCCAGCCATAGACGCTCTTGAACTGCGCCGGGCCGAAAACGTCCTGCTGGCCGCCGAAGGAGGTAGCCTCGGTGCCCGCGAACGGAACGGTCGTGTCGGGAACAGGCAGGCCTTGCTGGATGCCGTCGATGAACAGCAGAAGCTCGCCCGAAGCGCGGACCACCGCCAGGTGATACCAGCGGTTCGTGTCGGGGACGAAAGGCCACTGGATCGCGTCGAACACGGTCCCGGAGAACCCATTCGGACTGTAGCGCAGGGACAGGTTGCCACCAGTTCCAGGGCCTTGTAGGTAGAACTGCCACGACCGCTGGTTGTCAAGCTCGCTCCACTTGCCCGCCATGGTCATCTGGTTCGTCCCGCTGGGCAAGCCGGCGAAGCGGTAGAAGCCCTCAATGGTGAAGTCGCCAGCGCCGAGGTCGGTTGTGGGCGTGTTGGTCGTCCAGATCACTTCTTGGTCGCCGTTGGGGGAGCCGCCGGTCTGTAGGCCGGTCTGCGCGGCGACGCCGGCACCGACGTTGCGCAGGGCGCGGCGGGTCCAGCCTTGGGTCGGGGCGTCGGCGTCGGGGAACAGCGTCACCACGCGCACGTCGCCTTCAAAGTCGTTGTTCAGG